TTGAGTTTCGAATTCTTGTCTAAACTGATCTTCTGAAGTGTTAGCAATTTGTTCTTGCTTCCAATTCTCATCTCTTCCAGGTACATCCCACCAATTAATCTCAATAGGTTTAAAAGCTGATCTATTCTCTTGAGCTTCCATCCACATTTTATAAAAATGATTCATTCCCTTTGGTGTAGACACTACTATCATTTTAGTATCGGCACCAGATGAAATAGTAGGGTAAACTGATCTAAAAAAGTCTTCAGCGTCATGAGGAGGAACGAAAGCAAACTCGTCTAAGAAAATTAAAGAAAAAGACATACCTCGAGCTGCTGAACCTGAACTAGATGTTGCAATAACTCTACTACCATTTTCTAAATTAATAGATCTTTTGTTGTATGTTTCTACTCCTTGTTGTAACCAGAAAGGTAAACTCTCATATGCTAATTGTAAACGTCCTAATAACTCTTGAGCTAGTTCACCTTTGTTAGCTAGAATACCAACATTTTTACCTTGATTAAACAGTATGTACCATAATATAAAAGCAACACTCGTAGTCGACTTACCACACTGTCTAGGTAATTTACAAATGCTAAAACGATTTTCTTTAAAACTATTTACCATTCCTTTTTGAAAACCGTAAAGTGTAAAAGGTATAGTACCAAAGTCAACAGACATAATCTTTACATATGTTTCTGCAAAATAAATTGGATCTTCCATACATTTTTTATACTCACGAAGCTGTTCAGGAGTATAATCTAAGTTAGAGTGTGGTGCTTTAACATTAGGGTTACCAAGATAATGAGAAACATTACTAGGGTTTCTCTCAAACAAATCAGGGTGAGTTTCAGTTGTTGGTGCTTCTTTAAAAGTTCTTTGTTCAGCTAACCAACCTAAAAGATCTTTTTTTGACTTAACTAAAACTTCTCCAAAACCTTTCCAGTTTTTATGTTTAGTTGAATCATAATCTTTTTTAAAAATTACATTATAATTGCTCATTCTTTACCTAGTAACTCTAATAAATCCTTAGTATTTAATTTGACATTTAAATTATTGTTTGTAGTTTGTTTTGTATCATTTTTAGGATTATTAAGTTTTTCAGTACGCAACTGATGCTCCATCATTTTTTCTGCTATGTCACTTAAAGCAGTTGCTGTTCCTGTAGCTACTTCTATAGCTCTAGGGTGTTCTGATTCTTGAGCCAGCTGCACTGCTGCATCTAGAACATCCTGTAATCTCTCCGCAGATGAGTATAATAACTCTCGCGAATAAGTATAATCGTCTTTTCTGTTACGAAGAATCTTTTTAACATCGTCTTCAATCGCAGAAATTTCTTGAGAAACGTCTTTCTCACTCATAAAATAATCTCCTGTATATCTATAATAGTTTAAATATGTAGAGCTTGTTTTACAAACGAGAAGCTACTCTCTGGAGTATTTATTATAAATGTCTATACTTTATCTTTACTTTCTTTATATAGCACTCTCTTCTATAGGAGCTACATACGGTTTACATAGGTACTGGGCTCATAGACAAGGTAAAAGAAGAGTATGGTTTGAATGGCTAACACTATCATGCGCATTATCATTAGGTGTTTATAAACCTCTAGGCTGGATTGGTGTACATAGACTACATCATAAACATGCTGATACTAAACTTGACCCTCATAGCCCTAAACATAAAGGTCTAAAAGTATTAATTTCTGATTTTTCTGATACTATCATTCCTTTATCTGTTATTAGAGACGTTGTATCTAATCCTAGAATAAAATTTTTTCAGAAGTATGGAAGATATCTTGTTTGGTTTTTTATTATCTTTACTCCATACTTTATATTAATGGCTTACGCTGGTATGGGTATTTTAAATTATTTTGGTCATCATAACAATAAAGCAGTTAACAGATGGTGGATTAACATACTTGCTCCGTTTGAAGGCAACCATAAAGATCACCACTCATGGTAGAACCTTTATTAAATTTTGATTGGGTAATTAATAAACAAGGTTTAAAAACCGCTGTTTTAAATTTTAGAAAAAGTTTAAAACCAGAAGATTATATTGCACCAGATAAATTAGAACATATATCAATAGATAGAGTACCAACTAAACAAGACTATCATGGGTATTACAAATACGATGATGGTGAAGATATTACTTTTTTTTATGTAGATGATAAAGGTGTAAGAATAAGAACAGTGTTTAAGTCAGCAGAAGGTAATTTAGTTTCTCCAGATTTTCATAACATATGGTTTGAAAAATACAGAAATAATAACACAGTTGAATATATTATGTCTCAGATGGATACATTAGCTAAAAAGCTTGGTATTAAAAGATATCTAGTTAGGTGTCTTATTTTGAAACAAAATGATTTTCTTACATGGCATAAAGACGGAGAACTAGTTAGAGCATCAATAAATATTCATATAGGTGAAAGCGAAGACCCGGTTACATTTTGGCCGGATAAAAAATATGTATATAAAACTGCATTACTTAACAATCAGCATTTTCATAAAGTAGATAAAATATCTAGTGAAAGAGTTACGTTAAAACTAATCAGTTTAAGTGAGACATATGAAGAAATTTATGATAGGTTAATAGATTATGATTGCAAAGTATATTGATTTAGAAAAGGACTTATATCAACGTCTAGTAAAAGATTTAGAAAAGCCACTCTTTTTTGCAAACTATTATGCAGACAATTGTTATAAACCAGATGGTATAGATTCACATTTTAAAATTAACATTCCTTTACCACTTGGTCAAGAGCATAGAGTAAAGGTCAAAGATTTACCCGCAAAAGGGTATCACCTCAATAAAAAATATTCTAACGATATGTGGGATTCGTATAATGATATTCCTAACGGAAACCCACATGCTATATTAGTATCTAAAATTAAAGAAGATCTTTCTAAATCTATAGAAGAAATAATTCAATTAATAGTTGACAAAGAAGGTTATGTAGGGTATAATAAAGTAACATGTACACTAGCATGTAAGAGTAAAGATTTTAAGTTAGTAATACATACTGATAGAGCAAGTCCTAAATTTACAAACGGTATCAGATATCATGTTATTGTAAAGTCAAATGAAGACAATTATCTTTGTGATGTTGATGATTATGAAGGTAATGGTTTAGTTGAACATAGAATGGATGCTGGCACTATATGGACATTAGACGCTTCAACACTTCATTACGCACACAACAAAAGCACCACTGATGGTGGTGTTCATCTTATTATAGATTTTATGGAGTAATCATGGTAGCTAAATTTCATGATATAAAACTCAAGGATATGAGTAATGAAGACATTAGGAAATGGGCTAAAGTATTACCTAATGATAATATAGTTGTATTAAGAAATCAACATTTAAGTAAAGAAGATTTATCAAGAGTTTATAACTCTATTGGTAATACATTAAAGACCGATGAATTTTTTGCTGATGACGAATATCCAGAACTTATGAGAGTCACTAACGAAAGAAAAGATGATGAAAAGATTGGCATTTTCGCAGACAAAGAACTAGACTGGCATAGTAACGGTAACGGAAGACCAAGTGGTGTAGAGTGTTGTGTAGGTCTGTATTGTGTTAAACCTGGAAAGAATAGTATTACTAGTTTTTGTGATACAAGAGCTGCATACAATGATCTTAGTGATGATTTAAAATTAGAATTAAGTAAGATTAAATGTCTTATGAAATTTGAAAACAATACATTCTATGACTTAGATGAAGATGATAAAGAATTAGTTATGTTTGAGAATAGAGGTGAATATGCTAGAGGTACAGTTAAACCTTTAGTATATACTCATCCGTTTGATGGTATGAAAGGATTATACTTTACCTTTCATTATATACAAAAAATGTACAAAGTGCAAGAAGAAAGGCAAAAATTTTTAAAAGAATTTTTATTCGATCACGTATTTCAAGACAAGTACATATATCATCATAACGATTGGCAACCAGGAGATTTGATCTTTATGGATCAGTTTCATAGTATACATAAACGTAATGCTGTTGAAGGTGATAGGTTTATGTATAGAACTACATTGGATTATGAGCATGTTTACAACTCCAGTAAAAACCATTAACACTAACTTTGATATTAAAAGTTTAGAAAGACAATTAAGAAACAATCTTTACAGCTCTAAAAGAATAGGAATAGAATCTCGTGGAGACTATTATTATAAAGTAAATTTTGACTTTGCTGAGATATCAAATGAGCTGCTAGAATATACAAAACCTTTTTTAGATGAATTAGGTGTCGATGGTGAATTAAGTATAGATATGTGGGGTAATTTTTACCCTGGTATTTGTACGTGTGGTAAACATAATCATCTTAGAAGAAATGTTGTTATGTCAGGTATATTATACATTAAGCCAGAAAACGGAGTTACAAGATTTTTTGATCCTATGGCAGAATGGCATGATCAGTTTGGGTATTGGAATATAAGAAAAGGTGTAATTGAACATAAAGGTAAACCAAAAGAGTTAATTTTGTTTCCTCCTTATCTTGTTCATGATGTTGTTATGTTAACTAACGAAGAAAGAATGACTGTAGCGTTTGATGTTAAAGCTAGATAGATCTCAAATACATATCATTAAAGAACAATTGTATAAGGCTTATAAACAAACAGCTGATAAAGGTCATAGAAATATTACCTGGTTTGATACTCTCATTACTGACCCTTTTAATAATGAAAAATATAGTAAGTGGTATATTATTCCTGATGTAGCTTTTGCTACTGTACAAAATTTTGGTTCTACACAGAGACTACTTACAAGATATTTTGATTTTGGATGGTATAATATTTACCCAGGGAGAAAACTAGATAGAGTCACCCCTGCAGTACAATTACTTAACTCGCAGTTAGAAGATTATAATCAAGGGTTTGTTAGTCTCGAATATATGAAAAGAAAAAAGTTAATACAAAAGACAGCAGAAAAATATAATTTGTTAACAAATAGAGAATGGTTAGTACCTAGTGGTATGTTTAAGACTTGTGAACATGATTGTGCACAATGCTGGCAGCATATTACTTACACTGGTAATAAACCAGAATTAGAAAGTATAAGTTATGAAGAATGGAACAGAAAATTTCAACCCTAGATGGACTTCTGTTCGCGGGTTAAATTTATTAGGAGAAGAAAGATTACTTCTTAAAAGACTTTTTCTAAAAGAAAATAAAATGACATTTGATAATGTTTATACTATTCCTAATCAAGCTAATCCTATTTTTTACTGGCTTAAAGATAAAAACTCAGTTGTAAGTAAGTATGAACGTAAAATTAAAGATGTGGTGGGTAATATAAATACTAAAACTATTTTTGTTATTCATAAACCAGGTGACAATCTTAAACCTCATATTGATAAAGAGAATGAAGAAAAACATATGAGAGTTTGTTTACTAAACTTTCCTATAATGTTACCTTGCCCGGTACCTACTGATTGGTACGAAAATGTAGAAAAAGTTTCTGAAAGATGGTTTGAAGAAGATAAAACAAAAATTATAGATCAAACATACTATGATGAAGGTGATACAGTTTTACTTAATACAAAATATATCCATGGAGCTAATAATACAAGTAAACATTGGAGAATTTTTCTACAAATAACATTCGAAGAGACTTACGAGAATGTTTTGAATAAAATAAAGGATTTGTTATGAAATTTGAATATGAGTATCAAGACAGATTTGCTGAGTTAAAGCATGACGATAAGCAAATGAGAAAGATCTTAGATAGAATCTTTAAGTATAAAATTCAGCCACATTTTGAGGACCATTCTACTATAGGTATAGGTCATGATGAGCAGAAAATTTACCATGTTTGTTATGATTGTAATATAGAGCTATGGAGTAAAATTTTTGAAGTAGTAAAAAGATTAGGTGAAAGATGTAATGTAAACTTAGACTGGGATGCTATAAGACACGTTACTAAGTTTACCTTTATCTGGATGCCACCTTATGGTACATTAAAACCTCATACAGCTCATGCTCTTAGAACTTTTTCTGCATTTAATATACCGCTTAGAGGTACAACTAAGTTAGATATGTATGACGAAGATCTTAATTTACTAGAAAGAAGAGAGTATACTAATCCTTGCTTTTTGAACACTTACCAACCCCATGGTGTAAACAACGATTGTGATCAAGAAAGACTTATATTGAAAACTCATTTACAAATAGTACCAATGCAAATGTTAAAAGATAGTTACATGTCTGATAAAGTGGTAACTCCTTTTAATTTCGAAATGCCTTGGAGACAATTAAGAAAGACAGGTGAGTTATGACTGAATGTTTAATTGAAAAAACAAAAAGAAGAAGAGTAAAAGGAACAGGTCCATCAAGATCTAAACTTCAAACGTTTGTTGATCTTGGAATGGTCGATCAAGATATAATTAAACATCTTAATTTTATAGCTGACAAATATAAAGAAAATGATATTGGTAGTTACAAGTACGCTATATCTGGACATTGTAATTATGAAGAAGTGTTCAACGTTCAAGATAAGTATAGACAAATATTACTCCAAACAACAAGCGATTCTAATTCAGTAGATGAATTTACTTATGATAATTGGATTATAGACCCTATACAGTTACCTATGTTTAATAATATTTACAGATTTAGAATAAGTGAAATGAAACCCAATCATACTTTTAAATGGCATATAGATGCTGATACATCTGTAATGTGTAGAGCAATAATTAACTTAAATGATAATGATAGTATATTTCAGTTTAAAGATAAACAGAGAGTACACACTCTTTTAACTAAACCAGGTCATATGTACTTTATTAATACTGGATGGTTACATCAAGTACAAACTTATAATATTATGAGAAGAGCAGCTTTATTCAGTTTTCGTTATGAGGATTACATAGGTAAAACAAATTTAAATGTATGATTATTTTATGCGCATACCAGAAATGGATATTACTAAAGATCAAAAAATAAGAATATTTGATTACTTCAAATCTCTTCCTACAGTAGATAAAGTTTTCGATTGCAATAATAACTTTAAGCAAATAGATGATAATGAAGATATAAATCATTTACTTTCTAAACTTAAAGTAAAAAGTAGATACTGTTTTGTATATCAAAAACCTGGTATAAAGATCAATCGACATAGAGACTTAGATGTAAATAATAGAAATACTGTTATTACTATTCCTATTAATGCTACAGTAGGTACAAACTTCTATGATGATAGTGAAAATTTAATAGGTGTTACTGATTATAATAAAGGGTCATATATAATTAATGTAAGAAAGTTACATGACTTACATAACACTCAAGAAGATGAAAGAGTAATGTTACAATTTATGATAGATGAAAATTTTACAACTGTGCTTAAAAATTATTATGAGGGTAGTTTATGTCACACTTTTTAGTAATAGGGTATCCAAGAACAGGAACAACATCTGTTGTCGATTTGCTTATGGAAAAAAACGGACATAAAAATAACTTTGTTCAAGACCTAAAATATAATGGTGTAGATAAATGGTTTGCATCTGAAAAAAGCGTAGCGAAGATGCATACTCATAGAGAGTTTAAATTATACGGACCTCATCTTCAACATATTATTGATAGAACTGATGAAGTTTACTTTACAACTTTAAGAGAAAATTTAGAAGAACATCTAATAAGCTATCTTTGTGTTTATCTCTGCAATGTTGATTCTCATGCTTCACCGGTATGGCAAATGGATTTTGAAGTAAAATTTCCTATATCTAATAGTGTAGCTTATGAACAAATGGGTAGACTAACTACTGCTATGATTGGATTAAAACCTAAACTTGAAACTTATAGATGCTTACCGTGGAAGAAAAAAACAGATGTCAATGTATTTACAGGTTTTGATATCCATGTTAATAAATGGATTAATAGACTAGAACAAGATTTTCAGGATCCTTATACAGTAAAAGAAATAGCTAAGCAGTATGCGAAGGAGTTGAGAGATGAAGGAATATATTGACATTGAAAGAATACTTTTTGAACTTGAACCTTTAACTTATATTTACAAAGATAGAGGTCAAATACTATTGCAGTTTCCTGAACAATATAATAAATGGTCTGACTTTATGTCATGGAATGAAAACAAGAAACAATGGCACCCAATAGAAGGGTTAAAAGAACAAGACTTTACCAAGTTTGCATATCCAGATCAAATGCCGTACACAAAAAGTATATTAGAAGATCTTGAAATGTATAGAACAAGAGCTATGAATCTTAGAAGCAAATCTTGTTATTCTTATCATAATGATCCTACTAAAAGAATTCATATACCATTAGTTACAAACGAAAATTGTTTTATTATAGTTGATGACATATTGAACAGATATCCAGCTGATGGTAGTTATTACATAGTTGATACTACAAAAAAACACACAGCTGTAAATGCATCCTGGGAAGAAAGAATACACATCGTAGGTTGTTTTAATGAGTAGTATAACATTAATTGCTTTACCACCTAGAGGTTTAGGTTCTGGTGTTAAAGCACCTAGTGCTGCATTAGGTCATATAGTTCCGACTCTTACAAAAGATAATATTGAAGTCGTATGTTATGATATGAACATTGACATATACGAAGATAAAGGAGCTGAGTGGTATGAAAGAGCACTTACGTGGGGTGAAACCTTTGGTGATGTTGAAAGTGATATAGAAGCTGAGTTTGTTGAATACTTACAAAGTTACATCACGGAAATAAAAACAGACTGGGTTGGTATAAGTGTGTTTAGTGTTAACTCAGAATACATTGTGCCTATAGTATGTAAACACATTCGTAGTATATCAAATGCTAAAATAGTAGCTGGTGGATATGGTTGTAATCCAAAAATAGGTCCAAAGTGGAAACAAGATAGTCTTATAGATCATTTTATATTAGGCGAGGGAGAGGGATCACTTAACAGTTTAATACTAGGAGAAGAACATAAAAGCATTGATGGTATTGAAAGACACGAAGTAGAAAATTTAGATGAACTACCTATACCTGACTACACTTTGTTTGTTGGAGGTGATAATAAAAAAAGAGATTTTACTATTACTGCATCAAGAGGGTGTGTAAGAAAATGTACGTTTTGTAATGTCCCAAATCTTTTTTCTAAATTTAGATGGAAGAAAGGAGAGAAGATTGCAGAGGAAATGATAGACATTATACATAAGTATAATCCTGATAATATACTATTCTCTGATAGTTTAATCAACGGTAATATGAAAGAGTTTAGAAAATGGACTAGACTTATGACTGAGTATTATGAGAACAATCCAGATATAAGAATCGTGCCATGGGCAGCTCAGTTTATATGTAGAAGTAGTAACGCTATGTCAAAAGAAGATTTTGACTACATTAAAAGATCAGGTTGTTTTAATTTACAAATAGGAATTGAATCAGGTTCAGAATCAGTTAGAGATCACATGGGTAAAAAGTTTAATAACCAAGACATGTATTATACTTTAGGAGAACTATCTAAAAGAGATATAGATGTTGTTTTATTAATGATAGTAGGTTACCCTACTGAAACAGATGAAGATCATGAAGATACAGTTAACTTTTTAGAAAACGTAAATGACTGGTTTGGTCACAAATCTAAATTTATAGTTAACTTAAATGTTATGAAGCTATTGAGTAATACTCATATTATACATCAGACTGAATTATACAAATGGAATAAGAAACAAACTGATTTTGTTAGTTCTTTAGGAATAGATTGGATTGATAGAAAAGATAGATTCTTTGAATTGTATGAACTTATAGAGTTTAGTAAAAATTTAGTCCAAGCTCACCCCAATCCAGAGAAGTATAAAATGCTAAAGAAATATGATAGAGTAGTATGATAGGTATAACAGGTCATACAGCTGGTATAGCTAAATATATTTTTGACAGATTCAACTGTATTGGTTTTAGCCGATCTAATGGTTACGATATAGATAAAGAAGAAGACAGATTAAGAATTATTAACAATTCAAGAAATGTAGATGTTTTTATTAATAGTGCATGTAGTGGTTATAGTCAAACTCATTTGCTTAAAGACTTTGTTGAGCATAACCCATCTATGAAAGTTATTAATATAGGTTCTAGAGTTTCAGAAGTTATACTACCTGACACTCATAAGCATTTAATTAACTATCAAAAACATAAACTAGCTCTAAAAATAGCGTGTCAAAAATATGGTTATGAATACAAATGGTTTGGTTATGTAGCTACAGAAAGAGTATTAAGAGAGCTTCCTGAAGTAGAAAAAATATCTATTCAAGAAGCTGTCTCTATTATTTTAGAAAGCTAGTACAACCAACTTTTGTGTAACCAGGTTTCATTTGTCCCGTGCAGTGTATGTTATAAGAATTAAAAACTATAGCTGTTCCTACTTTCCAATCAAACACACTACCAGTTAACCCATAATAAAAATCAGAACCGTAAGGTAAATGTTCGAGTAATTCATCAGGACATGATTGATCTGTCAACCCCTCTACACCTATTGTATCACACATTCTTTTTCTTATAGCAGGGTTACCATGAAACTCTCTTTTGGAAATATATCCGCACCACGTAGCTGCTTTATGTTCATAAGTTTGATCAAACACTATTAATTTTTGATCTGGATCATCACATATTAATGGTACAACAACATTAACAGTATTTTCATAATCAAAAATATCTACATGTGGATAATATGGGTGTTCATGAGAGAAAAAATTACCTGCATTAAATCTTTGATAGTCAAATTCTTTACCTAAAGTTTTATTAAACAATTGATTATCAAAACATACAAGATGCATTAAACCATTATCTTTAGCATCTTGAATAAAATTATCTTGTTTTTCATTCCAATAATTTTTTAACAAACGAATAGAAGTTTCGTTTATATCTATCGCATAAGGTTTCATTAAATATCTTCAACAATTACATTTTTATTAAAAGACGGAAATCTAAAGTCTGGGTTTTTGTGATGTTCTAATCTAGATCTATTTTTACCCGGAAAACCTACACCCATAAGCAATAAAGGTTTTTCATTACCAAGAATATCACCTACAATTTTTCTATCAAAACATTGACAGCATCCAGTTTTATAACCTAAAAGATTAGCAGTTAATGTTAAGTAACCAGAGCCAACACCTAATGCAATATCTGCATCCTGTTTAAGTTCTCCTTTTATTCTTCCGTTATTATATTCCTCAGTAGTCCTAGTTGGCTCAGATGGATCTCTGTCTTCAACAAACGCTACAACTACATTAGCTAGTGTTTGTGGATTAGTTGTAGAAGCACCTGTTTCTAAATTATAAACAAAACCATCTGTTGCATTATGAATAGCTTCTATCTTTTCTCTATCTTGAATAAAGATTGCTTTATAGAAAACTCTATTTTGTTTTGATGAACATTCGGTTACAGATATCTTCATTGTCTTGATATCTTCTTCTGGTACTTGTTTATCTAAATCCCAGTTTCTTTGACATCTTTGTGATGCTGTTATACTTTTTTCTAAAAATCTATTAAAACTCATTGCTAACCTCCCGTCGTTAATGATTATAAATATTTTATATGATATTTATGATGAGCTGGCGAAATGATTTATAGTAATGAATTTGGTGCAATTGACTTCTGGGATGATCATCCTACAATACACGAACACAAATCTATTGGTCTAAACTTGTCTGGCGGTACAGACTCAGCGTTATTATTTTGGATGTTATGTAGAGAGATATCTATTAGAAAGCATGATTGTATTGTACAGCCTCAGACATTAATTGACACAGAAAGACCTACTAATATATGGAACGCTAAAGAAATAGTTCTTTATATGAGAGATATGTTTCCTGATGTTGAGATTAAAGATATTATTACCGGTCATTTTACAAAAGACTCTGAAGGTCCAGGTCTAGAAAAATCTTACTGGCACAATAAATTTACTCAGAAAAATAAAGATGAAAACAAATTTACATTTTTGTTACATGGTAAAACTGCCAACCCTCCATATGAAGAAGCTCTAAAACATAACTTGTTAAAAGATAGAGAAACCGTAAGAGATGTAGAAAGTGGCAATACACATGTTAAAGCTGTACTTGATAATTATTGGTGTCCTTTTCATGATAAAGATAAAAGATTTTTAAGAGAAATTTATCTAGAAAACAGTATAATGGATTTATTCGAAATAACTGCTTCGTGCATATCTAAGAATTATCTTTCAAATTATTTTTCTAAGGCATGTAGAGTGTGTTGGTGGTGTAGAGAAAAGAAATGGTCTTTTGGTTGTTATGATTATGGTGAAAAATGAAAACTATAGTATGTGTAAAATGGGGCGATAAGTATGATGGGTATGAATCTAAGTTATATGACACAGTAAAAGATCAATGCGACAAGTTTGTATGTGTTACAGATCAACCTATTAACGATTATGACATTCTTCTTCCTAACGACTATGCAGGTCATGATTGCTTTACAGTAGAAAAATTATTATTGTTTAACGAAGATAAGATTGGTCTTGAAGGAGACGAATTTTTATTCTTTGACTTAGATGTTCTTATTCATAACCCTATAGATAAGTTATGGGATTTACCTATGGATAAACCTTATCTTATTGAAGGTTATTGGCAAAATCCAGATAACTTTAGAAAGAACTTTGGTAAGAATGGCCAAGGTACAAAATATAATTCATCACTTATAAGATGGAATAGAGGTCAGTGTAAACCAGTTTATGATCAATTTACAAATAACATGGAATACTTATCATTTGTATATTTTAGTTTAGATAATTATCTCATTCATAAATGGTACAGTAAAGAGTTTTTTAATACCTTTCCAAAAGGTGTTGCCTACAGCTGGTATAAAGGTAATGTATTTCCTGATGATATGGAATCAAAAACATTTAGAGAAGATCATATAATATGTATGTTTAATAACTCTGAATATGATGACGGTATAGATAATACCGAGTTAGAGAACATGACTGATATAAGAGAGTTAAGAGATCGTTGGAAAATATAGATACTGTTTCAAACTGGATGAGTTCTTACTACACAACTCTTAAATCTCATCCATTTTTAGTTGATAGATTAAAGCATTCATTTGAAATATCTCAGCTGCAAAGTAAAAAATGGGTTGGTGATGAGCTATCAACTACTAATTTACATTTTACAAATACAGTTATTATTGGTGGTTGGTATTGTCATGTGTTAGCAGATGTGTTAAGCTCTTATACGGATTTTATGTGTAATTACGAAACTGATCCTGATGCTGTAAAAATTAGTAAAAGATTTAATAGACACATAGAAGATAAATTCACTTCTAAATTTTCTGATTTGTATATGGAAGATCTACACAAAGATCACGTAAGGAAAGGTAAGATAGATTTAGTTGTTAATACATCATGTGAACATATGTTTCCTTTTCATATGTTAAGAGATAGAATTGAAAATCAAACTAACACTACTCCTTTATACGTACTACAATCAACTGATGAAGTAAAATACAGAGATCATATTAATACTGTTAGAGATGTAGAAGAGTTAATTGATCAAGCTAAAATTACTAGAGTCTGGTATAAAGGTACAAAAGTGTTGCCAAATGGTATGAACAGATTTATGGTAATAGGAAAATGAACAACTTAATTTTTTCTTTATATTATAGACTTGAAGATAGTGAATTAGAAAAAGAAGATTATAACAAAAATTTATTTTCTAGAGACCAGCAACATTATTATCAATCACATCTTATACTTAATAAATTAAGTTACAGTAAAACTAACAACTGTGAATTTATTATGTTTGATGATGAAGAAGATCTTAATAATTTTTCTAAGCAATTTGATTCTGATATTCCTAAGTATGTTATAATTAATTTTTATAAGTTACATTTACTAGACAAACTATCAGAAGAGTATGATAATATTTTATATTTAGATCATGATGTTTATTTAGACACAACAGATAATATTTTTAAAGAGTTAGACAACGATAAAATGTATATTTGGTTTGAAGATGTTAAAGAAGATTTGTTAGAATATTTAAATTTTTATAAAGACAAAGATTTGTATTCAAGATCATATATTAATAAATGTCTATCTACATACTTAGCATCATATACATTTAATTGGGATTTTAATTATAAAAAATACAACACTGGTGTCATATTTTCAAACGCTAAGCAAATAAAAAAATTAAGATTAAATTATTATTTGGATTACTTTATTAACAACTATAAACAAATTTATAAAAATAAGGATGTACCGGAAAGTTTAAGTAAAAAATTCAAACTTAATAATGAAGCTATGCTTTCTAACATAATAGCTGAAGAAGATATTCAAATAGAAAATTTAAACGGTAAATGGCATACTATACTTACTGGGTTAGACAGTAAGAATGTTTTTACTAAACACGAGTCAAATTTTTATCATTTTATTAACAAACAGTTTAAATGGATTTTATCTGATAATATACACCAATAATCTCTACAAGACTTTTTGATGTTCTAATTTTTTTCTTCATTTCTCTATCTTTACAACTTTCTACTTCTGGTTGATCAAATACCCACATCTTTAAATTAAACAACTCTTCAGCTGAATAATCTCTAGTTAGAAGTAAACTAAGTTCATCATTATGTTGTAAATGTTTTCTAAACTTTTCATAGAGTAGAGTTTCTTTTTCCCATTTTTTATTATACTCTTTAGTGTTGTGTTCTATTTTTTCTACACCACCACACATACTAACAATACTAGAAACTCTTGCATCGTTTAAATTAAAAGTAATAATTTCGGAGGTGTTGTCTTCGTGAAATAATTTTAAAGTTTTTACTTCGTCATCATCTTCACTTATAAAAATACAATTCGCAATATTCATAATATCCTTCTAAACTAAATAAAAATACTGTACTTCATGAGATGTAGCAGACCCTGATGGTGTACTAAAAGATTTGTACACATCGCTTGGACCAGGATCAGTACCACTTGGTGGATTACTTTGTGTTTCAGAAGTACCTGATAATCTTGTATCGTATATAATACCTCTAGTAACCCCTGTGTGTTGAATAAGCTGTTGGTTGTATTGTAGGTTAGGCTGCATCTGTCTTGTAAGTATAGGTAACAAAATATTTTGCACTAAGTTACTCGATACAGCTATATCTACTTCTTTTAAACCTGATGTTCCATCTTTACAAATTGGATAAACATAAGTACCTGGTTCAACAGCCATTGATCTTTTTAACCACAGTTTGTAATTTGTTGTACCTGAATAAGTGGTATCTACAAACCATGTTCCTTTGTTAGTCCATGTACCATTGCCAGGATTAGAAGTTGCGACTCTATATGTTCCTACTTCATCACCGGTTCTCATATCTGAAATAGTTTGTGTAATAACTGTATTAATAATTTCATTTTCATCTGCAGTCATAACACCTGATGTACCATCTAGAATAACAAAACCTTGATCGTTTAATATAGTGTCTGAAGGTGAAGATGGAATCGTAAAGTCTTGTTTATATGAATATGTAGAGTCTGTTTCAGTACCAGTACCTGGATAAGGTTGTGTATTTGATCCAGTATTAGTTCGTTTTGTTCTACTAGTATCACTCATAGAACCAATAGTTGTACCTGAACCACCAACATTTACACTACCGTTACCGCCAGCATTTAATTGGTCTGAATACGCTTTTCTTAAATAATAACACATCCTATCAAGGTGTGCATCTGACATTTCAATTATTCCGCGAAAACCGTCTAACTTAAATGGTCTTGCCATTATATAACTCCCTAAATTCCAGGATCGGGAAGATCACTATCTATTTGAAATAAGTGTCCAGAAATAACAATATTACTATTGACGTCCTTAACCGTAAACATCGATGTATCGTTAAATCTTTTTTCATCAAAAATAAAGTCACCTTTAACAGTTAGATCTGAATCAACAGTCACGTCATTAGCAAAAGTTACATCACCTTCAAATGTATTACCTCCGCCTGAACCTAACAACGAAGTAGATACAATAGCTCTCCACTCACCATACATTAAGTTACCATTACCATCAGAATCAACTACAACAGCATTTTTTTCTACTTTGGTATCTGAATCTAATTGACGAATCGATACTTGGAAATCAGAATCATCTGTAATTGAAGTGTCTAACCAATATAGTTTACCCGACTCTGAATCTCTATTTCTAATCCAAAAATTGCCTGAGTTAAGAGCTTTTTCTGGTGCTTTAGGTAACACAATTGGTACGTTATTAATTTCAATAATTTCGTATTCGTCTCTAGGCTCTCTTTGAGTTATCTTATAACCTGCTGCTATAATACCTGCAAAGTCTTTAAGGTATAAAGTAGCTCCTGTATGGGATATTAATCTACCATTACCTTGGGTTCTTCTAAAACCAGATGTAGCTAAATCAAAATCAATAATAGTGCTAGCATTGGAACCTTGTAACGAAGCGCTAGCATTTAAACCAACTCTTAAAACAGGCTTAAAATCAAAGTCAATAAAGCGTACAAAGTCAGAGCTAAACGTAATAGATGAAGTTCCAGTAGTCATAAAAAATGTTACAGAAGTATCTGTAGTCGCAACTTGTGCAGCTCCAACTTCTGCTATAGCAGCATTTTTTACTTGTAAAATAATAGAAGCTAAATTACTATCAGAATCTAGCACTAATGTTTTTGCGTTTCCATTAATAGCATATGAAATGTTTATAGAGTCAGAGTCATAACTAAAATTATTAAAGTCAAGAATAAAACCAGCATTCTGCTCAAAGTCATTTACTGTGTTGCTCATAGTAAAAGTACTAAATTTTTGCCGCTTAGTATAAAGTTTTCTAGTTGCAAGATTTATTGCAATCTCACCCTCAAGCACTTGACTTGTTAAAGGTTGACCTTCACCGTTTACACCATTAGTAAGTGATCTACGGTGTTGTACAAAACCTCTTTGAATTTGGCTATCACTATCAATCATCTACTCTTGCTCCTGGTACTAATAATTGAACCATACCTGGGAATGGCTGATCTGTAATTAATAATATATTACCTGTTTGATCAACTATTGAGCCAACCGTAACTTGTTTAAACACTTGACTAGGTGTTGCATCTGCAAAACCGTTATAAATTTTAGGACGTCCTTGACCATCAGAATCTAGGTCTGGAGAATTACTAAAGGCACCATCTGAATCTCTACCAAATACAGCTTTTAATCTTTTAAATGTATTTCTATTTGAAGAAGTTTCTTGTTCTGTATTAATGTAATCATATAAGAAACTATTAATTTGAATTAAAGCTTCTGAATCATACATGTTAGCAGTCATTCTTCTATATACTTGAAATACCGGTTGTGATACTGCATCGTCTATATCACTTTGTAATGCAGAAGGAGCTACAGGTAAAACGTATTGACCGTTTTGAAGTTCTAATTCACCAGCAACAGTCAAGTCAGGTTTGTTCCATTGTAACCAATCACCAGCTTCAAAATTGTCTTGTCTAGCATTCATAATTTGTTGTGTACTAATTAGAGTAGTTCTTCTTAATACCCAACCTGAATCTGGTCCTTGATAAGTAAAAATAAGCGTATTATCTTGAGCTGTACTAAAGTTAACAAATGACTTACCATCATTGATATTAAATTTTTGATCTAATTTAGGATAATTTAATGCTATATCTGAATCATATTTTTCATGATTAAAGTTTACTCTTTTATAAACTGGGTAATATTTTACACTTAAATGATCGGTTAAAGCTACAGCATCTGAATCTGGATAATTAGAAAATGCTTCTGGTGTATGAGCTTTCCATTCTGTAATCTGTGATACGTTTCTAAACTCGTATGGGGTAGTCCAAATTGAAATGTTTTTATGTTGCCAAGAAGAGAAAGAATCTCTAACTTCAATAACATCACCAGCTCTTGCTAAAGGTAAAACTAAATGTACAGTTCTTCCTTGAGATACTTCTCTTAAGTCTGCAGTAATTCTTTCTCCTCTAGAAAGAAAATACCATTCACTATCTCTAAAAATATCTGGAATGTTGTCAGCATTACTATCAACAAACTCACCCTCACTATCAACACCATATCCCATATTCTTAATAGTATCTCTAGGGGTTGTAGGACCACCAGATTTAAAATTTACAATAGTATATTTACCAGCTGGATGTAATTCACCTACTTTGTATTCATAATCTTTAAATGGTCTTCTATAACCATAAAAAGTATTATTTGGATCATTACCGATTGGGTTATCACCAAAATTAGAATAAAGATCAGCAAACATGTTGTTGATTTTTAACCCGCCTTGACGAGCTGAATCACCTGTTCCTGAATCTGGTGTAGTACCTAAATTAATTAAATCTTTAGAAGCCATATTCTATTTATATCCTAAATTAAGCTTAAATCGCGAACAATCTTAGTAATGTTACCGTCTGAATCAGAAAGATTAATCACAGTAGGACTAACTTTAGAATCGCTATCTAAAACTGAGTCTGAATCAGGCTTAGTTAAATTAGCCCAACCTGTCTCTAATCCTTCTATATTAGACGCTCTATTTAATGTATATAACTCGGGTATATTTCCATCTGAATCTCTTCCAGGCATAGATATAAGAGCTCTAGAGTCATATATTATATTAGTAGTAACAGCAGGACCAAAGAAAAACACTTTAGCAGTAAACTCTAATGTCCATTCAACTATTCTTCTATCACCTATATCACCTGTCCAGTCATCAGCCCAAGTAGCTGCTGTTAATATAAACGGCATATCATATGCATTAGTTGGCATAGGTGTATCTGAGTCATTATCAAAAGGAAAGTTTCTTACTCTTACAGTATAAGCAGGTGTAAAAAATGGAAGTATTTGTTCCATAATTTGCCAACCATCGTTTAAATTTTTAGTAGTAAGATACAAAGTAAAATCTAAATTGTATGGTGTAGGTGCATGAACTCTTTGTCTTGGTAAGCTTAGACTATCAGGTGTTCTAATGATAGTTTGTTTGTTTGTTATCTTACGATCTTGATCATAAACCATAGCAACAATTTCATAAGACATTCTAGGTAAAAGCTTTTCAAACATTTCTTCTTCACGTTTAAATTGTTTTTGTGCTTCTATCCATTTAGTTCTAGGTCCATAAGAAATAGGAACAGGAAGAAACTTACCGTCTCTTCTCTTTAAAACTATATTATTAAACAAACTACCAAATACGGATACAGCTGTTTTTATAGTTTCATTATAAAAGTGTTGCCCTATCATTAGATATCATCTATACTATTAATTATACCAGCGTATCCAAACGCTTCTGCTGTGTAATCTTTTGTAACTACATCTGCTTTTTCTTTTAAAGGTTCTCCTTTATTATCATATCGAACTTCTTTCTGAGAGCGTTCTTCTATAGCTCTATTTTCAGCCCAAGTATCAAAATGATCATCACTGTCATCTGTAATGTTTAAGTTTTTAGTTTCTGAATCTGTTAATTCTAATCCAGTCTTGGCTCGTGCGATAGGTCCTGTATCTGAATCGATAAGGTTTTGTTGAGTTCCGTCTTCATTGTATTCCACAACTGTTGGATTAAATTCAAGGTCTTCTCCACTGAGTTCGAACAATCTACATCTAAGTTTATACTGATAGTTATCTCCTATCTGAAAGAATGCTCCATCATGATAGGTTGTAACTCTAAGAATTTCAAATACTTTAGGTACGTATTGATTTTTGTTTTGTGCAGATCTACCAAAAGGTATTACAATTAAGTCACCTTCTAAAGGTCTCGATCTTGCAAATATTTTAGCATCTTCGCTGTCGCCACTAGTTTTAAGATCAGAATCAAATGAATTGTATAAATTTTCAAAATTATTGATAGCAACAGACATAATAACTTCTTCACGGAACTCAATTCCGTAAGTAGTCATAACATCACCTTCACCTTCAAACCCTGCAGCTGCTACTAATAACATATCCATTTGTAGACCTCTATGAAATCTACTTTCAGGTCTTTCATTAAACACTTCATCAGTATAAGGAGAAGAACGAGGCATATAACGCACAGTTATACCGTTAACGTTTATAGACTCTCTAATCATATTTTGAATTAATCTTTGTTCGTTTGTGGAGAAGCGAGCAGAGGCTCCAAACTGGTTGATGTAGCCATCAACATAAGTATTTGTAACTCCAGCAGAGAGGGCATAATCACTATTGACTTTTTGGATTGATCTATTGAGATTAACTCCGAAGTCTGAATCATTATCAGCGTTGTTGTAGTCTGTGGTAGACGCTATCGTAAAACCGGAGTAGTTGTTCTTGATTGCCATTAGCCATAATACCCTGAATCGAACCCTCTGTTGGAGAAACGTAAATGTGTTTCTGTTATTGCATCGTTTACGTTTCGCGACTTCACGTTATTATTAATATTAGAACCTGCTTCAGTTTCATTGAACTTGTTATATAATTCTAATTGTTGCGCTGGTGTCAAATCTGCATCTGCTATACCATCTTTAAAGCGTGCCAGAGAAGTACCAAAATCCTTC